ACATGTTAAGTACAAACTCATTACATGATCTACACTCCAACAACAACTTATCCTTATCAAATGAAGCATTGACGTAGAAGAGTTGGTTACCACAGACACAAGCAAAGACTGTATCAGGTTTCTTCTCTACATAGCTGCTAAGTTTAACTACATCAGCCATTATGAATACTCCTCTCGTAGTCTCTTCATTGACACCCACTCCAGATCGTAACTACCATTCTCTAGGTATCTCTTGACTGCCACTCCTGTAGTCCACTCTCTGTTTGCTTGACCTGCCCATCCTTCGTCTGCACCTTTATAACACCCAGCAACCAAGCCCTGAGTTGGATGAGGGAATGACTCAGCTTTACGATAGAAATGAAACTTATGGCTATGGCCAACGGTGGTAGAACAACCCAGTTTGTGTACGAGTGCATGACCATGATGAACAGAGCTAAGTGCACTACCATAATTCCCTGAAGCAATGTAGTGAGCATACTGCACACCATCATAATTAGCGATTGCGGGGGCGGAGTTCCTATACTCATGATATTCATCGAACCATCTGTCAGTGTTAAGGTGGGAGAAGGAGATACCATGCTTAAGTCCTTCCAGTCTAGGGTCTACCTCAATAGCCTTCTTAATGCGGTGTTCATGGTTACCCTCGAAGCCATAGAAGGAGGGCCTCTTACGTTTGTTCTTCTTAAACTTATGTCGTATCCTTTCTTGTGCATCATTGTAACACTCAATGTCTCTCTCGTATGACTGAGCTACAACAGCCTGAGGTTTACGTGTATCGTAGGAGTTAAGGCTCTTCATATCAGCACCATCCCCTAGGTCAACTACATAGTCAGGACGTAGGTCATACAAGAAACTACCTAACCAGTCAAACCTCTCATTAGATACCTCAGGTGAGGCATGGGCACAGGTTAGAACTACTGCTGTCTTACTCATGTCCATACTCCAAATGTATGTGCCCACCTAGGAGAGCTAGTGCAACGTCGTCCTCTAGGACAGGGTAGAGGAAATCTAGAATTACTTCAACCAGTTCGAAGTCCCTCTTATCACAATCCTCTATCTCAAGTTTTTCTACCTTGCTAGTCATCTAATAATCCCTCCATTACTGTCACTGGTTCCCAAGCTAACTCAACTTCATTCTTGAACTTAAGTGCTGAGTCTAAAGTAGAGAAGGTAATCTCGACATCCTTTACCTCACCCTCGTCTGTCTCAGCCTTAGCTACTAGCCACCACTGTCCTTCTTGTTCAGGGTCATCATAAGGACCACTATGTATCTGCCATATCTTCATTCTTCTATCCACTCCTTAGGTACTTGAGGTCCCTTATCAAACAAGAACCCATTCGATTTACACCATGAAGCATACGTCCCTGAGCTACCCTTATATAACCTAGCGTTAGGGTTAGAGAAGAGGAACCTAATGTCGTACTCATCTCCGTATTGCTTCTTGATCTCCTTATGTTTACGTCTATCAGCTGTAGTGAATCTTCCTTTAGTCTCAATGATGATACCATTCTCTAATACGAAGTCAGGTGTATAGGTACGTAGCTTAGAGTCATCCCACTTAATCTTCTCCTCCTCATAGGTGAACTTAACCTTATGTTTACGTAGGTATGCTGCACAATCTTTCTCTAAGCCTGACCTATACCCGTACTTAAGGGCTGCCTTACGTGCCTTACTATTACTTACTGCTGACATTAAGGTCCACCTCCTTGATTGGTCCATACTTATTGAATGGTGTCTTCACTACCTCAGTCAGGAACCTTGGGCCATTGCTATACAGGAAGCAACGTACCTCAGGGTGACAAGACTTCTTCCTATGACAGTATCCACAGACTACACCAAGTTTCATGTTACCTGAAGTACCATCAGGAACTGGTTCATACATTCTATTAGGTACGGTAGGACTATTAAACTCTTCTTTAGCCTGAGCTACATACTCAACCTTGTTGGCTATCTCCTCCTCAAAGTTGTAGACATCTAAGCAGATGTGTCCATGTTGTTTGTCAATAGCTAAGAATGCTCCATTCTCTTTATCTCTTACCAATGGGTCATCTTTACCTGCGTAGACGTAGTTACTAAGTTGGGACACGTATCCAAAGGAGTCAACCTCTTCAGGCGGTATCCATACCTCCTCACCTTTAACGTACTTAGTGTACCCACGTAACCTACTATGTTTGAACTTCTCATAAGCAAAGGAACTAGCACTCTTAGCGTCTACTGTTATACCATCAATCACACAGTCACGGTGACCAACGATACCATCAATCTCCATCCTGTCCTGCTCACCTGTCACCTCATGTCCTGCTGCCTTAGCTAAAGAGATTACTACATCCTCTAGGATATCACCATATAAGAACTTGAACTTAGTGCTAGGTAGGAGAACCTCTCCTGAACCATCCTTAAGGTTTTCCTCGTACCATGCTTTACGTCTACACTGACCTAGGTTACTCATACGTAGTCCACCCCTAGCGAGAGGGTTACTAGAAGCTTTCACCCCTAGTCTCCCCATCATGGTGTTCCCTATGTTGTCTTGGAACTCCTTATTGATTGCTTCATCCCACCCTCCCAGTCCATCAAGGACCCCATTGATGTCAGCTACAAGATTGTTAATGTCTTTACTACTCATATACTACTCTCCTGTGTTCATCTTGTAGATAACGTATACAGCACTAATACCCATGCCAACTACTACACCTAAGATAAATGATATCATACTACAAATCCTCCAACCTAGATAAGGAACCTTCGAGCACCCCTAGGCTTTCACGTGTAGTCTGCAACATGTAGAAAAGGTGGTTAACGTCCCCTGTGAAGTCTGGTCCTGTACCAACCATAGGGTTCTCTGTAATTGCCCCTACCAGCCTTTCACCTACTGTAGCTAACCGATTGTTAATCCCTAGGATGTGGTCGTTAACACCTTGTAGCTCCTCTACAGCTTGCTCTACTCTAGTCTTTTCTCTAGGTGTGCGTGCGTCTGTTTGATTGTTCATTAGAATGGTACCTCATCGTCAGTGTCAGGTGTGAAGTCACCTTGAGGATTCATCTCCACTAGCTCCACTACCTTAACCCACTCAAGTCGAGTACCAAAGATAGTCTTACGTGATGTACCGTATACTGATAGTCCTACCTTAACCTTAGAACCATTACCGATATGTCCATTCTCCTCGAAGGACCACTCCTTACCATCAGGACCAAACACCTGAGGTGCGCCACCATTATCAATCTCGGTACCATCCTTCATGACGAACTTCATGTCATGCTTACGGATAAACTTAACATTCATACCATCTTCATGTACTGTACCTTTCTTCATTGTCTTGGTGTCACGTAGCTTACCGTAGTTGTCGGTGTCAAGGATTACATTGATAGTGTAGGCACCACCATGCTCCTTGTATGCACCCTCAAAGCCTTCCATGTCACGGTTGTCACTGAACACTTTACTCCACTCAGCTGTACCCTCAAGTACAATCTTCTCTGTCTTAGCCATGCTATATCTCTCCATTAGTATATAAGTCAAAGTACATCTCATGTACCCAGTAGTCTTCTTCAGTTAAGAAGTATCTTTCCTCTTCTATCAGCTTATAAGTCATTATGACATCCTTTCTCTCCTCTGTCAACAGTTAATGTGTCATGTTCCAGTCTAAACCTATATCAGTACTCCCAGCTAAAGGACAGTACATACCTAGGTCTTCTCCTACTCTCTCAAGTGATAGTCTCTGTAGTCTACCTACCTCCTCAGCTTCAGCCATAGTACCACGTACCTCAGTCTGCCACTCATCATGAACTAGATCAACTAACTTGTAGTCTATACCTGTAGCATCTACCCACTCCTTCCATAAGACTGTAGCCTTCTTCATTACAATACTCTCACCTGACTGTAGGTAACCAGCTAACATAAGGTGCTCACTATCACACATAACCTTACGTCCATCCAACCCAATGAAGAAACCTTTACGTGCATCCTTAGGTATCATTAAAGACTTAACCTTATTCAACTCAGGTAACGAAGTGAGGAAGTTGTCTACTGCTGTACTAGCTTGAGGTATACTACACCCAAGTATCTCAGCTACCTTAGTCACTGATGCACCAAGTAGCCAAGCATAGATGAAGGTCTTAGCGTCATCCCTATCCTTACATATAGAGCCTAAGGCTTTCCTATTCAAGTTGTGGATGTCAGTCTCTAGTGCCTTATCACCATTGACAATAGCTTCAACGTACTCATCTGACTCCATGATGTGAGCAAGAACTCTTAGCTGTATACCCTCAGCATCAGTACCTACTAGGTAGCACCCATCATCCACAGTCCACAAGGCTCTCATCTCAGCATCATACCTAGCCTTGATCTCCTCTACTGCTGTCTCAGGTACGCCGTGAAACGGTGAAGGGATGTTAGCTTGGTTAGGTTTACTGTGTGACATCCTCCCTGTCCATGCCCCTATGTGCCAGAACTTACCGTGAATACGACAATCATTAGGGTCCACTACCCCTAGCCACTCAGCTAATGATGAACGTCTACCCTCTAGTGTAAGCCACTGAGCTAGGTCCTTAGCTGCCTTAGGTGCTGTGTTAGGTAAGGTGTTAAGATTCTCCTCTGATACAGACCAACCATAGCGTTTAAACCTTTCTTCCTTCTCTTTGTCATCCATTCTTCACCCTTTCTAAGTAGTCTATTGCTTTCTGAAGTCCTCTCACAGAGTCGCCTAGCTTTCCTCTTCTGTTTTCTCTGTCACTATAACATCTCCTTAGGTACTTTTACTTCTACCTCAGTGTACTTGAAAGGGTACCTAAGGTCGGTGTCAACAAGAGCTTCATTAATCTCGTAATAGCCGAATGTCCTGCTTACCCAGTCTGTCTTACAGTAGAAGCAGTACCCACCTGACTCATAAGCAACTAAATCACCTTCTCTAGTCATAACTCTTCCTCCGTTGTTCCATTAGAAACTTCTTATGCCCTTTAGTTTTAGCTGTTGGTTTCCACTTAGCATCCCACAGTACATCTATCCTTTGCTTAGGTGACGCAGGGTTGAACTCCTTGTACTCGAAGATAGTTAACTCAGTACCATCATCACTTACCTCAACCTTAGGTGACTCAGCTATAGCTCTAAGTACATTAGGGTAGAGCTTACCATCCTTTCTCTTCCTCATTAAGATAGTTCTATTAGGTACTAACTGAGGAGGGAAGGCAACATCAAACCCATCCTTGAGTACCTTCATGTCTACCTCTACTGAATCTAACATAGCCTGAGCTTCATCAACCTTGAACTTAAACCCAGCTTGTTGCATCTCATGTGATATGGTAGCCATGTCGTGCTCTAACCTCATTGAGTCAGCCCATGTCTTATCTATGATGTAAGGTTTAAGGTACTCCCATATAGCTTCCAGTACTACTACATCCTGTTGACAGTACTCAACCATCTCCTTAGTCATTACATCCCAGCCACCAGTGTAGTCTCCCTTGTGCACCTTAAGGTACTTACCTATCTCATCTAGGGAGTGACCATTAAACTTACTGTAGTCAACTAACTTGCTTACTACCATAGTATCAACACAATCCTTAGGGTCTATAGCTTGATACCCTAGTAGTTCATTGATCTTAGGTACGTCAAAGCCTAGTCCGTTGTGGAATATCCACTTGTCTACATCCAAGTTGTCCTTCATCATAGCCTCAGGGTTGTAGTAGGTTGTAGTCTTACCTGTATCTAATCTCTTAACTACACCAACATGAAAGGTCTTAGCTTCAGGTAGTGCAGTCGTTTCTATGTCAGCTAAAGCTATCCTCATATCAGAGCATCTCCTTAGGTGCAGCTAAGTAACAATCCTTTAGGTCCATCCACGACCCATCCCCAACTGTACTTAGAGCCTTTGCCCAGTCCTTAAACCATTCGCCGTACAGTGACGTACCCTTCTTTTTGAACACCACACAGTACACAAGTCCAGAACCCAAACCATGGTCACTCTCATCGTAGTAAACTAAATCACCTTCTCTCATTATAGCATCTCCTCTCCGTCACTTCGTTCCTTGGTACCTATATGTACTTCAATCAGGTCCTCAACAACCTCATGTATACCTGCCCCACCGTTGTACCAGTAGCACATGAATCTTACTTCATCTGAGGGTGTTATGACTAGGGAAAATCCGTGTGGTTCCACCTCTTCAAGAGCATAGAAGGAGTAGAGCTGACCCTTTACTTTGACGTAGTGACACCCGTGTTCTTCCTCTAGGTCATAGAAATCGTCATCATCCTTCGGGTCAATGTCTAGGTCTGACTTCTTGAAGACACCATAAAATAATTCCATACCACTCATACTTACTTCTCCTTTGTTTAGGTAAATTCTTCTAGTGTAAATGATTCAGGATCAAACTTAACTTGTCCTGCATACCCAGTCAAACTTGCTGGTCTATTCTTCTTGATAGTCAAGGTAGTAATGTTAGCTACATCAGGGTCCTTGTTGTCCATGTCCCTAGTCAACTGTACTACAACACTAGCTTGCTTAGGTATCATACGACAGTCCCTTACTAACCCATCATCATTCTCGTGGGCAATGACAACGATCCCACAACCTGTCTCACTGGCTACCCTAGCTAACTGTACTGACATCTTAGTTAAGAACTGCTCAGTTGTACCATCACTAGGGCTACGTTGGTGTGCTATGTCCTGTATAGGCTCAAAGAATACGTATTTACATTCACATATGTTAGTGTAGTACTTAATCCTTTCAACTAGAACCATAGGGTCTTCATCAGTACCTATACTAAACAGGTGAACATTCTCACTACCAGTCAAGGTCTTAATACTATCCTCAACATTATCTGAGGGGTCTACTAACTGCTTACGTGTAAGGTTCTTACCTTTATCATACGACACTAGACCAAGGAGTGACCTCTGTTTACTCTCCTCTAGGTGACACATAGCGAAGGGTGTATCAGGGTAGTTCTTAATCATGTGATGCTCGAAGTACCTGAATAACTCTGTCTTACCTGTACCCTCAGGTGCTTGGAATACTGTGAGTACCCCTTGCACTAAACCTAATGCTTTCTGATCGAACTCCTCTATACCAGTAGTGATGTACTCAGCATCTTGACCTTCATTGAATATCTCTAGGTACCCATCTACTGTACTGGTGTCGTACTCAGGTACATACTTCTTCTTGTTGATCCAAGCAAAGAGGAAGTCCTTGTCATCACCAGCCTCAAGGAACTCATTAGGGTCCTTGTACTTAGTCATCTGCACTCTGTATACCTTACTACTAGGGAAGGCACTAGCTATCTTATCAGCTGCCTTATCACCTGCTTGGTCGTTGTCAGTGCATACAGCTATACTCTCGAAGGACTTGATGTACTCCTCACAGTTCATGAGTAGAGACTTAGAGATACCAGCACTAGGTAGTCCAACCACTGGCCACTTCTTGCCTAACATCTGGTATACTGAGAGTACATCTAACTCACCCTCACAGATAGTCAGGACCTTACTACTGCCAGCATTAAACTTATCCATACCGAAGAGGTGATCACTAGTGAATCCCTTATTCTTACTGAAGTCCTTAGGTAGGTACCTATACTTCTCCTTGTGTGGGTAAGGGTAAACATGTCTTACGTCCTCACCTGAGGTATCCATGCTTACTGTTACCCCGTATGCTTCACATACATCCTTGTTGATTGACCTAATCTTCTTGGTTATCTCATTAAGTTCAGGTCCAGTGTACTCTGTCATAAATTCTACCTCCTTAGAATAGCTTGAACGTATCATAGGTTTACTCTCACCGCATGAATGGCAGTACGTATTAGTTTCCCAAGTGACTAGGCAACCCTTATGTCCACAGTCAGGACAGGTTCCATGTGTGTCTAGGGGTTCAGTGTCTTCCTTCATCATCATCGTCACTATAACATCTCCTCTGGCACTACTAGGACATCATTACTAGATATACGAGAGCCGCCAAATAGGTTTCCCTCGTAACTATCAAGACACCTTGAGTACAGTTTAGACTCAAACCCTTCACCACCTATTGACCTCATCCAGATTTTACCTTGCACAATAGTAGGTGAACCTTCAAACTTGTATAGTCCGTTAGGTTTCAGCATCATCCTTGCCCCCTTCAATCTCCATGCTATAAGTTATTGTATCATCATCTAAGAGTTCAGTCAACTCCTTCCACCCAAAGGTTTCCCCTTTAGCCCTACTGATCCAGTAGTTACATTGACTACAGTAGTACTCATCTGATGTAGCCTTGTAGTGTGGTGCATTAGAGTTATCGCATATAATACAGTTGGTCATGTTACTCCTTTCTGTGTTGTACCTTAAGTTAGTTTGGAGCGAAGCTCTCACTATAACCTCAACTTCCCATCTGTTAGGACATTAGATAGTTCACCCATAACCTTAGAGGAGAACTCTTCCATGTCATTGATTACTACACTCTTAGGATATAGGTTCTCAACATGGTCAGTGTGTACACCAATACCTATGCACTCCACATCCTTGATACCCTCGACGTACTCCCTCAAGTGTCTCTCTAGCTCACCATAACCTACACTTTCTGAAGTGGTGTTAGCTGGTTGTCCATCAGATATAGCTAAGAGTATCTTCCTCTTCTCAGGACGTGAACGTAGGCGTTGGTGTGCCCACATAACAGCATCCCTATCTGAGTTACCACCTCCTACATACCCATCAATCTTACCTACTGTATCCCTCTTGTTGAACAGTTTATCAGTAAAAGATTTGAATACAAATGTCCTTAAGATGTCAACTCTATGATAGTTCTGGTCTGCATACTTCTCGTAGTCGTTATTGAACTCAGTCTGGTAGTTCCCGTTACTGAAGCCAGTGATCTCATACTTAATCTGTGTACCCTCAAAGCATTCAGCTAAGGCAATAGCCATCTGTGTAGCAGCGTAGGCCCTCTTATCATACATTGAACCAGATAGATCAATCAGTACCTCAATGGCTGTGTCCATCTCATCCCTATCTTTACGTGCCTTGTAGATGTTCTGTGCCCCATTGTACCCTGACACCAGACGTTTAGTATCTAGTCTGCCTAGTTCTCTACCGTAGTCCCAGTCCCTATTCTCTCTAGCTAGTAGTGACCTACGTAGTTTACTCTTCATTACATTGATGTGAGATTGTACCTTAGACTTCTTCTCTTCGTAACCATCCTTGCAGTGCCGGCCAGTGAACCTCTTAAGTAGCTCCTCTCCCTCATAGGTTACATCATCTCTAGTTGAGAGTACACGATAGGCTCCCTTGTAGTCTCCTTCCTTGATTACCCTGTCACCTAGCATCTCGGAGATCATCTCACCTTCATCTTGAGGTGGACCATCAGGTTGTTCTCCTTCTAGTGGGTGTCCTTGACCCTCACCTTTACCACCCTCCTGAGGTTGGCCCCCACCTTCTTGTTCTTCACCCTCCTCATCACTAGGTTCACCCTCAGTGTAGTCCTCAGGATCAAAGTCCTCAGGGTCTTGCTCTAGTTCAGGGTCCTCCTCTAAGTACTTGTATACTGCACGAGTAAGGTTAACTACATCACCAGTGTTCTCACACTTATGTACTTCCTCTATCCACCTCTCAGCGTGGCCCTTAAGGTTGCTAGGTAGAACATCTAGTACCTTGGAGTTCATCTCAGTACGTTCATAGTCCTTCCTACCTGTAGCTGTGATAGCTAGACCCACTGAGGGTAGGTTAACCTTACTGAATACCTCAGGGTTCTCCTTAACGAAGTCCAACTCCTTCTCTTTGATGAACTCATTGACACTAGATAAGTTCTTACCTGAGCCTTGGTACTCCTCCATTACCTTCTTCTCTAACCACATATCCTCTAAGCAGTTATGAAGCATAGACATAGACTCATTACCTTCACGTCCTAGCTTGTTGACCTCATCGAAGTCAGTATGTCGTAGGTGTCCAGCCTCATGGTCAACGTAACCCCTCATGATCTTAACTTCATCTTCAGTTAAGGTTACACCTTGAGGTAGACTAGGTAGTATGACTTCCTTCCCGTTAGTCTTAGCCTCATCACCCTCGAAGTGTACTTGCACCTCACTGTTTCTACCTAAGACAGCTGATAGTTGCCTCATCTCATGTGTGAACTCTTCGGTCTTCATAGTGTATCTCCTTTCTTTATTGTAGCTTGTAGCCCGACAGTGCGTTAGGAACGAAGTGACTCATAGCATCTCTAGTGGGACAATCAACTCTACCTCATACCCGTAGTTTTCTAAGAACTCCTTAAAGGTCTGTGAGTCTGGTTCAATTTCAGAGTCATTTAAGGACTTAACCCAATCTTCCCAAACATTATATAGCCTATCACTTTGCTTGATGTACCAAGGCATGTGTTCTTTATCAGCCTCTTCAAAGTACAGTCCATTAGGATACTCCATACTTCTTTCCTTTCATACTTCATGTTAGTTTGAAGCCTTGGCTCTCACTACTTAGCCACTCTATCTACTAACCCTCGTAGTACAGCGTAGTCCTGTAGGTTAGCACGATCTAGTACTGTCATCTCCAAGGCATCCTTAACTGGTGACTGAGAGTTAACTGAGTTGAAGTAAGCTACTGCTTTACCTACAGCTAACATACCACGAGGTGAGATAGGTTGGATTACCTTAGCTTCTTTGAATGCCTCAAGGTGTTCAGTAGTATACTTACCTACCTGTTGTACATCCTTCTCAGTTAAGGTAGGGCATGTGTCCTTGAGTAATGCTTCACGTTGTTCAGGTTCAAGGTAATCAATCTTAGCCCATACAGTGAAGCGATCAAGCAAGGCTAGTGATTGAGGACGAGCACCTTGATACATACCCTTCTCATCTCCTTGTCCTACTGTGTTACCAGTAGCAAACATACGGAACATCTCATGTGGTTTAACTACACGATCACCATCCTCAGTAATACGTAAGCCGTTACCCTCGAAGGCACCCTGCATAACATACGACACATCAGGACGAACAAAGTCTAGCTCATCGAAGCACCCTAAGTATGGGCCTGACATCATACGGGGTAGGATACCATCAATGAACTCACTGACTGTGTTACCTTCATCATCTGTAGTCAAGGTATCACGACCAATCAAATCCATACGAGTGATCTCACTATCAAAGTTAACTCTAGCGAAGGGCCAGTTAAGGTGTGCTGCCACCTGCTCAATCAAGGTAGTCTTACCTGTACCAGTGTCCCCTTGTAGGTAACACCGTTGGTTAGTTACGATAGAGTAGATGACACGTAGTAGTTCCTTCTTACGGAAGATGTACTTGCTGTCAATGTTAGGCACATCAGGGTGTACAGCTACACTACCATCATCAGGGTTAGTCCACTCCCAGCACGGTACCTTCTGATCTTCTTCCTTAGTAATCTTAAGGGAAGGGAACAACTTACTTAAGGACTTCATTACTACCTTACCCTCAGGTACAGTACCGTCAGACTCAACAGCTACATCCTTGAAGGGCTTAGCTTTAAGTTCAGCATCCATTGAAGACAGTTGCTTCTTGAACTCCTTCTCCTTAGCTTTCATTGAGGCCAAGGTATCCTTAAGTTTGTCATCAGATGTAGCTGACTTGAGTTGTGCTTCAAGGACTAGATCACTTGAGGTATTAACCTTGTTGATTAACTCTTCAATACTAGGCAGCTTAGAGTTCTCTAGGACTACATCCAATACCTTACGTTCACTAGCTGAAGGTACAACTAGAGGTGTGTCTGAGGTATCAGTTACTGTGGTCTCTACCTTAGCACTTGAACCTACCAAACCTTGGGCATGTACCTCAGCCAGTGCCTTCTCAGCTGCTTGGTAACGATCAGGGAACTCCTCTAGGTAAGGGTACTTACTAACACTCCCTTGGTTCTCGATTACTAACCAACTCAGTACAGTGTAGTCATCCTCATAGATAGCAATCAATAAGGTACCCATAGGCATAGCCTTGAGTGTGTTATATAAGGTCTTACCTGAGACACCTTCGACATCATTGGTTACATCAGACTGGTTGTCATACATCCAGCGTTTAACTAGGTGTAGTATCTTTTCTTTGTTGATGTTCTCTTCACCACGTACCGCTGGGTTGTAGTGTCGAGCGAATTGATTTAATAGTTCTTTCATTTGTCTTCTCCTTCTTGATCTACCATACTCATACCATCAGTCATCCTAACGATATCCTCTAGGGTCTCAGGGTTAGTACCTAGCTCATACCCTACAGCCATACCCTCACTGAAGGCTTGAGATAAGAGCTTATCCATGATCTGCTTACCTATACTGTTACCTACCAAGAACCCTACAACAAATCCTCCTGTTACTAGGGCTACATGAATCCAATTGATACTATCCATCTTACTTCTCCTTCTCTCTCTTCTCTAAGTTATCTTATAACATCTCTAGTGGTACAAGTAAATAAGGTTTATAGGTCAAGCCCACTAATTCTTCAGGTGTTGCTTGGATACCTACCTTATCCTGCTCATCTATAGCTTCCAGCCAAGAACCTCTCCAACCACTTCTAGACCCTCCAGAGTATACTGTATAAGGTTCTGTGTCTCCCCTTGTACTCTTATTAGCAAACCACAACCCCTTTACTTCATAGTCAGTCTTCTCCATCCTCCTCTAACCTCCTGTTATCATTGGTCATTCCATTGGTGTATACATTATCACATGGGTCATCGCTATGTTCATCGGGAAGAACGTAGTCCTCAGGTGGGTCATCTCCACTCTCACTAGCGACCTCTTTGTTTTCATTAGACATATTATAACATCTCCTCTGGTACTAGTAGGGTATAATGTTCTTCTCCTAGGCTACCTCCTAAATCAACACCACTGAACGTACAGATTAAGGCGTTCATCCAGTTACGTTCATACCCCGACCACCCTTCAGGCCAACACCTAAGGTAGTCTCCTTCACTATCTCTAATCAGACCGTACATGATCATAACCTCCTTGAGGTGTCGCAGCAAGCTGCTCAGGGTTCCCCTCTACTACAATAGTGAAGTACCTATCTTGAGCAGGGTCATAAGAGTAGTCCTCAAAGACTCTAGGTACAAAGGGTTGAGTGTCAGCCATACAACCAAGGTACTCTACCTCACCATCAGGGTACACTAACTGAGTATACTTCTTGTTGCACTCACTCACTTGCATGATACACTCTTGCTTATCAAGGTAACCTGAGTCAGCTACAACAAGATGGAAGTCATCAGTCCTCATGATAAAGGAGTACTTTAGCTTCCCCTTATAACTACCAATCATAGGCTTCATGGTTCCCTTCATCTTACCTAAAGCTCTCGCCTCATCAACTAACCTCAAGAACCTAGCTAGTGTATGTAGGTCAGTGAAGTTATCTATACTAAAGATTGTGTACTTCATGCTATGTATCCTTCTGGCCTATCCTCATTGCTTGACTCTGCCCCATCATACTCTGTTACTATAACCTCATCACCTTTATCACAGTAATGAACAGAGATACCTTCCCAACCTCCACAGTACACAACATCAGCACCAAAAACATCATCGAGGTAAGCCTCTACGTCATCTACTGAAGCCTTTCTCAGAGCCATCTCAACAAGTCTCTTATCAAACAACAAGAACTCAGCATGCTCCTCATTCCAAGTAGACCAACCAGCACCATAGCCATGTGATACTAGGTATCTTACCTTACCTTCTTTATTGGTGTGTCTATTCATTTCATTAGGCCCTCCTTAGGCCAACGTTACCACTGGTACATTAAGTATAACTTTAAGTATACTAGTATCTTATAAGTAAAGAAGGATACCTAAAGTAATACTTAAAGTATATAGGGTATCAAACTTCTAGCTTGTAGTCAATACCTAAAGTTATTTGTAGTTGTTGAGGGGAGTTCACTGAGCACCCTGTCCCTTGTGTTAGGTAGGGTAAATCTTGACTTTTGTGTCCATCTATGGTATAATAACGTATCCCCATAGAAAGGTCAACACTAAATGTTCTCTCCGTACACCTGTACTTATTGTGGTTCTCCTTCTGACTCTCTTGATCACGTTGTACCACAGTCCTACACTAACTCAACCTCATTCTCTAAAGACTTGGTGGTCCCTTGTTGTAGAGAGTGTAACACTTTACTAAGCAACACCTTCAACCACACCATATCAGATAGATGTTATTTCCTTATACCTAAATACCAGAAGAGGTACAAGAGAGAACTTAACATGCCTGACTGGACAGAGCAAGAACTTAATGAAGTCTCCGAAGATATGGCAAACTTTGTGTCATCTTCTTTATCCTTTCGTGATGAGACTAAACTTAGAGTAGAAAACCTTAAGTTTGTAGCTAATTTAAATCCCTCTATACAGGACGTTTGGAAGTGAAACCTATAACGTGGACATATTTATTCTTTAACCCCTGTCAGTGAAGCTTAGGATTGATCTGAGGCACTATAGGTACCGTACTGCTAGGGTAGCAAGCCACGCACTCCCAAAGACTGCCAACATATAGGCTATAAGAACACCCATCAACATGGCACTAAGACATACTGTGATGCCTCCTCTAAGGTCTTAGCCTCAATGAATAGACAGAACTCTACTATCGAGATACTGACTAGAGGGTTCCCCTCATTGCTAACTACTACTGCCCCTCCTGAATCCAGTAGGTCATACTTGTTGTCTACCTGTCGCTTAAGATTGGTATTCCTGAATGGATCAATGGTCATGTTCTCTACTCCTCTACTTCATTAGATAGTTAACTACATGCCACCCTATAAAGACTGACACTATGATCCATGTGAATGGCATAGACCATATGGTTTCTACTATAGGGTGGATAGACGACATAAACTTATACCTCCTCTAGTGCCAGTTCGTTAAGGGTCTCAAGTATCAACTCAATAGCCTCTTGTTCACTGCCTACATCATAACAGGTGAAACAATGATAGTCAACCCACTGGCCCCCTATAGGTGTTTGAAGGTTGAATGTTGCACCCTCGTTCCAAGTTGCACGTAGGTACTCACCGTTATGTTCTAATTCAAAGTGTTTCATTGTCTTTATCCTTACCTTAGTTTTAACTCACTACTTGACCTTATAGCACCTCAAGTTAAAGGTCAAGGGGAAAGTTAAAGAACTTTATTTATTTATTTATCCCCATCCTTTCACATCTGTTAGTTTGTTATCAAAGGTAAATGAACTTTCACTATCTACATCACATACGACTTGATTTAAGGTTGCCATGTTCCTGACCATAGCGAACTTAGGGTGTACGCTTATAACTTCCCACTGGTTGATGTGACCATAGATGTTGCCGTGTTGTTCCCACACCCGACCTTGTTTAAGTTCTTCCATAACGTGTACATTCCTTATGTATGTTTGTTGCTGTTGATACCAATCTAATCCAAGTATTCAGATAAAGCAAGTAACATAATGTTACAAGTATCGAGTAATCTAGTCAAGTATTAATTTGTATATTATATTGTATAGGGCTAGATGAGAATGATTCGCAAGTAGAGGAGTGTCAGTGGAGTGTTACATAAATGATACAGTGTGTTATATCTGCCACAGGTTGAGAGTGTGCAATGGTACACAATGGTATACAGTAGGTAACATAGTACCCCTATACCTAAAGTTTAACAGGGGTGGGTCAGTGTGTATGACATATTATTCATGGGGAGGGCAGGGGGCGCGGGGTGCAGTGTATATTGTACAATACAGCTAAACAATTTCTAATAGTAATTTCATAATAAATGGAGCTAGGTGTAAATTAGTACTTGACAGATTCCAGAATGCCGGTATACTATACTTAATGTATAATACTTAAAGTAGACACTTAGGTATACCTTAAGGATGAACTTTAAGTAATCTTCTTTATTCTAAGTAATACTACTATACTTAATGAACGTAGTTCTAGATAAGGTTAATACTTTAAGTACCCTGAGGAGAGAAGAGACTAGGACCATATCAGATATTATTTGTAGTTTCTTAGAGTCCGAAGGACGAAAGGAGCGTAGCGACTACTTAAAGGACTTGTTCCGCTTTACCCCTAACTTATTTGTAGTTTCTTTAACTTTACTCTTGACAAGTACAGTTCTTTATGGTATAATGTTATATAAGCTAGAGAAAGGTTTCCTTAAGATGTCCAAGTCTAAACTATTCCCTTTGAGAGCGAAGCTCCAACTTCTTCTAACGTTAAAGGATTAATCTTATGGCTAAGTCTACATTGTTTCCTACAGCACAAATGAAGAGTGATGGTGGTATCTGGTTGACTAGAGCCTTGTTCTATGAGACAGCCTTAGGTCCGGTAGATAAGAAGTATACATTGTTTACCTTGAAGGAAGAGAACCATGAAGGTTACCAGTCCTTTCCTAACCTGTACTTCGCTATGACTGAGAATGATCCTACTGAGTACGAGATGGCTATGACTCTCTTTGGCTCATGGGAACACTGGTGTACTATAGCTGACAGTAAAGAACTTAAACCTGTAGTAGCTAAGTTACGTGAAGAGAAGAACGTAAGACAGAAAGCTAAGGCAGTCAAGTTCATGTTAGATGAAGTATCCAGTAAAGGTAAGTCTTCCTTCCAAGCAGCTAAGCTCTTACTAGCTAAACCTTGGGAAGATACTCCTGTAGTCGAGACACCTAAACAAACTAAAACTAGAGTCAAGACAGCCAAACAAGAAGACAAGACAGTCTATTCAGATAAGGCTTTAAGTGCTGATGCTAAACGATTAGGGATGATAAACTAGAACCATGTACATCGTATCCCCTAACCCCACAGTAGAGCTTAATACCTTAGCTGCCTTAGGGCATACAGGGACAGTACAGGACGTACAGTTCTCATACCTTAGAGCAGCTGGTTATACTGGCACCCTACAAGATATGCTTAAAGCTTACCTAGAGGCCATCTATGGTGTTAGTTGGTATGAAGCTCTGCAAGAGCTTAGAGAGGGTTCGCTCTCCTTCGGGTCTCTTGTTCTATTTGTTCCATCAGGCAGTGACAGCTTTATTACATCTGACGGTAAAACTTTTAAAGTAAGGGAATACTAAAATGGCTGATTATAATTCTGCAAAGACAGGGGCACAGGTAGACGATGGGACAACCTTTTCACTAACCTCAAAGAATTTCTCCACAGCGGCAGAAATGATTACCTCCACAAAGTTAAGTATTGGAGATATTGTAGAAACTAAAGGACACCTTTTAGAGCATGATGGGTCTGGTGCTAGGTATGAGATCGTAGCGGCGGCAACAGGAACGGCCGATGATTCAAATTACGTCAATCTCACAGGTATCACAGGACAAGCGCGGCTGTTGTCTTCCGACAGTTTTAATAATACGCAGAACCTAACCAACTTTATTGGTGGTACACAGAGACATATTTTGTGTGGAATAGACAGCCTAACCGATGGGGCGGGTGGTGACAGTTATGTAGAGTTTATGCGCGACACCGTTGCTAAATATGGCGGTTATGGTGGGCTTGGCTTTATTTCGTTTGAAGCCGGCGCGTGGTCTAGAGAGGGGTTAACTTCTGGTTTTGGTCAATCAGGCTTCACCTACATTAGCACCTTAACCAAAACAGACAGTCCTGCTAAATATTCACTGATGTTCGGCGGTGCACACGACGCAACTTACACAAACGCCAACACATTAGATTTTGATATTGATGAGGACTGGGATACTTGCCGTGTGTATTACCTTCAGCAGGCCAGTGGGGCGACGTTCAAAGTAGACCATTCGACCTTAGCAAGCGGAGACTACCGTTATACTGTTGATACGTCCGGCGCAGTGGGTCTTGCATATGTGGATATTACAAGAGACACAGCAGAGGGTTCCGGCCTATCTATCAAGCATTCGGCTGACGGTATTCTGTCAGTCTTTGGAGCATACTTTGCTAGATCAAATGGCTTCCCAATAGTTTCACGCGCCGCGTCAGGTTCATTAAAGATGTCGGAAGCTGCGGCTATGGACGCAACAGCACAGGCCGCTTGGTTTACAAACCTCGATCCAGATGTGTTAGTTTTAAACGGCGGAATGAACGACAGAAATACGGACAGCGCCGCAACCTACATAGCCAATGTGTCCACATATTTAGCGAATAAGAACTCTGGTTGTGACGTGCTTCTAGTCGGGCCTAACGCGGCGGGAGACGAAACCACCTCAAACCTTGAAGCATATCGACTTGCGCTCCGTGATCTAGCTCTTGCTTCCAATTACGGGTTCATAAATGTTAACCATGCTATAGGTGGGTATGATCAAGCTGTTGATTACGGGTTGATGTTCGACACGGTTCACCCCAACACAAAAGGGAATCGTGTAATTGCTGCGGCTATTGGTAGTTATCTCGGCTTCCCGTCAGGTAGTGAGGCATTTACTAGACCTAGTTATGATGTCCCTGCATTATCTTACGAGTATTCTGGGTCTCTTACCGAAGTACACGACGACTCGGTTGCCGCGTCAGGTACGTTAGTTGCCTATACTCTTGGTCTTACGAATGCGTATCCGTCTATGCTTTTGGAAGTAATTGTTACCTCACAACGTGCTGGTACAGGGGCGGTGGTTCGAACTAGATGGCTACTGACAGTCACTAACTCCACAGTCGTTGATGCTGCCACGGAGGTGAGCGCTGTAACGGAGATAGAGGAGTTCAGAACAACTGCTGGTGATTTTAGCGCCCATAACCATACGATTACTGCCGCAATTGTAAGTAACAAAGCTGAAATTACTTACACAGCCTTAGTTCACGAACAGATAGTCCACATCCAAGCTAATTGGGTATTTGGTAATCTTACTGTGCAAGGTACGAGCGTGTATGAGGCGTGATGGTATTCCTAGAATCAGACTACATGGATCGCAACGCGGAATAATTAGAAAGAGTATTTATGACTAAGAAAGCAACAGTAAAGACTATCACGTCAGGTCACGCATCTAACACACAGTTGAACTTCAACTTCGATGCCCTGAATGATCAGTTCGACAATACTCTATCACTAGATGGTAGTACCCCTAACGCCATGGGTGCTGACCTAGACATGAACTCTAACAATATCACTAATGCAGCTGATGTCTCAACTAATACCTTGACTGTAGCTGGTGTCTTAGTTACAGATGCTACCTACGTACCTAACTGGGAAGGCCCTTGGGTTACAACTAAAGCGTATGTCATAAACGACTTGGTTAGTGAAGCCGGTAGTTCTTATATCTGTCTAGTAGCCCATACTTCAGGCACCTTCTCAACTGACCTAGCCGCCAACAAGTGGGAACTCTTTGCTCAACAAGGCGCAGCGGGTGCTGGTACAGGAGATATGTTAGCAGCTAACAACCTATCTGATGTAGCTAATACTGATACCTCCTTAACTAACTTAGGTGGTGGTACAACTGGTATAGCTATCTTTAAGGACAGTACAGCAGCAGCAGTAAGAACTGAACTAGGGTTAGATGCCTTAGCTTTACTAGCTACAGTTGACACAGCACAGATAGATGATGACGCTGTAACCTTAGCTAAGATTGCTGCTGGTACAGATGGAGAACTCATTACATGGGATGCCTCAGGTGACCCAGCTACAGTAGGTGTAGGTACGGCAGCTCAAGTCTTAACATCCAATGGGGTAGGTGCAGCCCCAACATTTCAAGATTCTGCTGGAGGTGGAGCATGGACAGCAGGGACTGAGACGGTTATATCTTCTGATGCAACGGCCGATTTCACAGTTGATTTAGCAACATACAAGGCTGTTAGGTTTTTATTCAGGAATGTTGTCCCCGCGACAGACAATGTTGATTTAGATATGTTAGCCTCTATTGATAGTGGGTCTAATTACAACCGAACTTTACATAAAGACACAGTGACCAGCACAACAGGAATACCGTTGATTGAGGCTAACGGTAGTGGAACAAGTGAATGGGGTGTTTCTGGTTTTGTTGAGGTCTCACAGTTGTCATCTGCATATGGAAGGTGGATACAAAATCTTGTTACCGAAGACAATTCAGGAGTAATGCAATCTGATGTAGTAGGTGGCTCTATAAATACCACAACAGCAATAACCAACATTCGTTTTAAAATGGATAGTGGGAACCTAGAATCCGGCACAATTCAACCCTTCTACTTAACAGGATAATATCATGGCATTTAAACATAAAGTAGACGGTGAGACTGTTGAGTTAACAGAAGCCCAACATGCGGCTCTTTTCCCTATAAAAACACAAACTGAGATTGGTGCCGAGTCGGAAGCTAAAGTACAGAGGAATACTGATGCCATCCTACAGAATGACAAGAAGTTCCGTGTTGTAGTTGAGCTTATCTTCGACACTCTTGTAGCTGTCAAGACTGGTAACCTATCAGCCTTTGATGGGGTGACTAATAAGACTACCTTCCGTGACCACATAGTAGAAAGATTTAGAAACCTATAAGATGCCCCCACTCACTAAACAAGACGTAAGAGAAGCAGCTGAGGCTGACCTCCTTACCTTCATTAAGCTTGTAGCTCCTGAGAGAGTACTAGGGCAAGCACATGAAGATGTATGTCACTGGTGGACTCGTCAGGACGCTAAGGACCATCAGTTGTTGTTGTTCCCTCGTGACCACCAGAAGTCAGTCCTAGTAGCCTTCAGGGTGGCTTGGAGCCTCGCTAAGGACCCAACACTAAGGGTACTCTATATCAGTGCTACGTCAGGACTAGCTGAGAAACAACTTAACTTCATTAAACAGATTCTAACATCCAAGATATTCACTGCCTACTGGCCTGACCATGTACACCCTGAACAAGGTAAGAGAAGTAAGTGGACTAACACTGAGATTGAACTAGACCACCCTAAACGTAAACAGGAGAAGGTAAGAGACCCCTCAGTATTCACTGCTGGTCTAACTACATCTATCACTGGACTACACTGCGACATAGCTGTACTGGATGACGTAGTAGTACAAGAGAATGCTTACACTAAGGAAGGTCGTAACAGAGTTCAAGGACAGTACTCCCTCTTAGCATCCATTGAGTCAACTGAATCTCAAGAGTGGGTAGTTGGCACTAGGTACCACCCTAAGGACCTATACAATGATATGCTTGAGATGGTAGAGGAAGTTTACGATAAGAATGGTGACAAGGTAGGTGAAGAGAACATCTATGAAGTCATGGAGAGAGCAGTAGAAGATAATGGTGATGGTACTGGTGACTTCCTTTGGCCTAAGTCTCAACGCCTAGATGGTAAGTGGTTTGGGTTTGACATCAGTATCCTAGCTAAGAAGAGAGGCAAGTACCTAGATAGAATGCAGTTCAGGGCGCAGTACTACAATGATCCTTCTGATCCTGATAACCAACCAATAAGTAATGACAGGTTCCAGTACTTTGATCGTAGTCATATAAGGGTTGAGTATGGTGATGTATTCTTTAAGGATCGTAAGCTTAATGTTGTAGCTGCTATTGACTTCGCATTCTCAACCAGTAAGAAGGCTGACTACACAGCTATTGTTGTTGTTGGTTGTGATTATGAAGGTAACCTCTACGTACTGGACATCAACAGATTCAAGACTGATAAGATCAGTGACTACTACAAAGAGATAGTTGTTATGATGCAGAGATGGTCCTTCACCAAACTAAGGGCTGAGGTTACAGTAGCTCAAGCAGTTATAGCTAGAGACCTTAAGCAACGCATCAAGGAACAAGGGTTATCCCTCAAGGTAGATGAGTACAGACCTAAAGGAAACAAAGAGGAACGTATGTCAGCTATCTTAGAACCTAGGTATGACAACTTAGCTATCTGGCATTACAGAGGTGGTCTATGTAGAGACCTAGAGGATGAGCTAGTGACTAACAACCCAGCACACGATGACATCAAGGATGCTCTATCGGCTGCTATTGATATTGTAACTAAGCCTATGAGGTCCAGAGCTATGACCCAAGGCAACAAGAATGTAATTAACTTTAACTCAAGGTTTAGAGGCTAATGGCTACAGGTAGAACGATAGATATAGACAAACTAGTATCCCCTGATGACCTAGCCTTAGAGGTAGTTGATAAGTGGCGCGTATGGGATGGTCAGATAGAAGTCAAGAAGAAGGAATGGTCTGAGGTACGTGACTACGTATACGCTACTGACACCAAGACTACATCTAACGCTATGACCCCTTGGTCTAACAGCACGACTATCCCTAAGCTTACACAGATTAGTGATAACCTACATGCTAACTACTTTGCTACTTTATTCCCTCAGATGAAGTGGATGAAGTGGGAAGGTGATTCTCGTAATACTAATACAGCAGCTAAGAAGGAGGTGATCCAAGCCTACATGGAGAACAAGGTAGACCAGTCAGGTTTTGTTGATACCATGTCAGACCTCCTACGTGACTGGATTACATACGGTAACTGCTTCGCTCAGGTAGTCTATGAAGATGCTAGCACTCCTATGGAGAATGGTGAAGTCATCACTAGGTACACAGGACCTAAGCTAGAGCGTATCTCACCTTGGGATATCAGGTTTAATCCTGTAGCTGCTGAGTTCTCTCAGACCCCTAAGATCATTAAGTCTATCAAGACCTTTGGTGACATAGCCCTTATGGTTGATGAGCAACCTGAGAATGCTGACCTCAAGGATGTACTAGACCGTATGGTTGACTCAAGGGCTGCTATCTCAGATGCTCAGGAGTCCCGTAAGAACCAAGCCTACATTGCTGATGGGTTCTCTTCCCTACGTGAGTACTACGACTCAGACTATGTAGAACTATTAACCTTCCGTGGTGATGTATTCGATAAGGTAACTCGTACTCTCCGTAAGAACAGGGTCATTACTGTAGTAGACAGACGTTACATACTATCTGATAAGGAAGGTCCAGAATGGAATGGTACAGCACCTATCTTCCACTCAGGCTGGAGAACAAGACCTGATAACCTATACGGTATGGGTCCCCTAGATAACCTAGTTGGTATCCAGTATAGAGTAGACCACCTAGAGAACATGAAGGCTGATGTCTTCGATAACATTGCATTCCCTAAGAAGGTTATTGCTGGTGAAGTAGAAGCCTTCGAGGATAAACCTAATGAGAATATCTTTGTTGGTGAAGAAGGTTCAGTAGGTTACCTACACCCTGACACTACAGCACTCAATGCTGACTTCCAGATACCTGCTCTACTTAACTTAATGGAGGAGATGGCTGGTGCCCCTAAACAAGCTATGGGTATCCGTACAGCTGGAGAGAAGACAGCCTTTGAGGTTAGTACTCTAGCTGAAGCAGGTAACAGAATCTTCGTACATAAGACTAACCACTTCGAGAGAACCTTTGAGGAACCTATCCTTAACGCTATGCTTGAGACATCAAGACGTAACATGAATACAGCTGATACCCTAAGAGTTCTTAATGATTCTACTGGTGTTGTAGTATTCAAGGACATCTCCAAGGATGACATCATCGGCACTGGTTCAATTAAACCTATCGGTGCTAGACACTTCGCTGAGAGAGCACAGAGACTACAGAACCTAACACAACTACACCAGATTAAACTAGGTGATCCTACTGTAGCTCCACACCTATCAGGTAAGGTCTTAGCTAAGATACTCACTGAGGAGCTACGTGAACCTGATATGTACTCAGAGAACATTAGTGTACATGAACAGATGGAGACACAGCAGGTAGCACAGGAAGCTCAGGTACAAGCTGAAGAAGAACAACAGATAGCTGCTGAGTTAGGTATATAAAGAATGAAACAAGATTGGCTTAAAGGTTGTAATACCGAGAAGGACAGAGCTGCACGTAAGGCTCAACTCTCCTCTTACAAACAAGCCTATAAAGAATTAGCTCTAGTCCTTAAGGGTCTTGAGTTAAGTGAAGCAGTCATTGATTATAGTGATGGATGGCAGCATAAACAGGCGCACCGCAATGGAGAGCTAACCATGCTCAAGCGGGTCAATGCCCTACTAGACCTAAAGGACTAAACTAAAGATGAGTAATACATTATTTGATGATCCAAAACCAGTGGATACTCAAACTGTTGTCAATGATGATGGTACGGTAACCACTCCGACTGCAATCGAACAACTTGTAGGTGAAGGTAAAAAGTTTAAGGACGTAGAATCCTTAGCACTAGGCAAGGTAGAGAGTGACAAGTTTGTAGCTAAACTACAGGCTGATCTCAATGAAGTTACCAGTAAGCTTAGTGAACAAGACTACGCCAAGAACCTACTAGAACAACTACAGACAAACACAAGCACGAAAACTAACACCGTGAATCCTGTAGTTCAAGACCCCGTTAGTGCTAAGCCAGAGGACGATACCCTGTTCAAAGCTAGTGAGGAAAACCTTAAAAACCTTGTGGAGAAGACACTTAAAGATCGTGAAGTACAGAGTAAGGCTGACGCTAACCTGAAGGTTGTCCGTGATGCCTTGGAGAAAGAATACGGTACTGAAGCTACTAACAAGCTTAAAGCTGTAGCATCTGAGTTAGGACTCACTGAGTCTTACATTGATACTATTGCCTCTCAGTCACCAGCTGCTATCTTCAAGATGATTGGACAAGCTGACAAAGAGTTTCAACCTAACGTAAATACTACAGTACGAACTGAGGGTGTTAACCTTACCTCGACTAACCAAAGGAACTCTAAGTTCTATAGCGACATGTATAAACAAGATCGTAAAGCTTGGTCGAGTCTTGAAGTGCAGAACCAGATGGTTGCTGATGCAGCTAAACTTGGTGATGCTTTTTATAAGCCATAAGACAACATAGGAGAACATTATGTCTGGCGAAACTACAGGAAATAACGCACTACTGATCCGGCAGAATATCTATTCAGGTCAGATCAAGGAAGCGTTGCAAGACGAACTTATTGCTATGCAGTGGGTCGATTGGATGAATGACTTTACTGAGGGTTCTTCGACCTTCAAGATTCCATCCATCGGTGAAGCTGTTGTAGATGACTATGTTGAGGACGACGAGATTAAGTTCCGTCCACTTGACAAAGGTGAGTTCACAATGACCATCGATAAACATAAGACATCGGGTCATTACATTACTGACACAGCTATGGAAGACCTCTTCTACGCTAATCAGTTGATGGCTAAGATTCCTGCTGCTGAGAGTCGTGCGATTCTTAAACAGCTTGAGTCTGATATCATGGCTCTACAAGGTAGTCAAACTGCTGCTGACACTAATACTATCAATGGTGGTAAACACCGCTTTGTTGGTACTGGTTCAAGCAACGTGATTGCAGTTGATGACTTTGCTCGTGCTAAGCTATCTCTCAAACTGGCTAACGCTAGTGATCGTAACATGATTGCTATTGTTGACCCGTCTGTTGCTTACACACTAGAGACCTTGACTAACCTCACTAACGTTTCTAATAACCCTCGTTGGGAAGGTGTTGTAGCTGAAGGTATGACTTCAGGTATGCGCTTTGTTAAGAACGTCTTCGGGTTTGATGTATATGAATCCAACTACACTGATACGATTGTGACTGAAACACTTGAGACAGTGAACGTTGCTGGCTTCGCGGCTAACATGTTCTTCTCTGCTGATGGTGATGAAGGTCCTTTCAAAGGTGCTTGGGCACGTATGCCTCGTCTCAAAGCATGGGAAGAAGAAGCCCGTGAGCGTACCAACTATGCGACATCTAGTCGTTATGGCGTTAAGCTGTACCGTCCTGAGTCCCTAGTTGTTATCCCAACTAACACTTCAGTTTAAGATAGAAAGGAACTAAGTTATGGGTAATTGGACTAATGATGATGGACTGCAAGTTCAGTATGGAGAACAGGACGTAGCTGTTGTAGGTGGTGTTAGCTCACCGTCTAAGCGATTGGTTATTGACTTTGACTATGCTAACCTACCGTCCTTCACAGCTGACCTCAACAACGATGGTACCAAGAATGGGTTCTTTGGCGGTGACGCTAACATCCCTGCTGGCGCCTTCATCACTAACGCCTACATTGTAGTTACTACTGCTTTCGCTAGTGGTACATCCTACAACATTGGCCTATACGACTCAGCTGGTTCAGCACTTGATGCCGATGGTATTGATGCTGCTGTTCTAACTGCTGCTCTTGCAGCTAACAAGGCTGTTGTATGTGATGGTGCATCTGTTGGTGGTACTAAAACTGAAGCTTCTGATGGTTTTATTGTCATCGCTGCTACAGGTACATTCACAGCTGGTGAAGCCAAACTGGTTATCGAGTACATCGAGACCTAACTAGACATAGGGTATCCTGTCATGGGGTACCCTAACCAACATATAGAGGATATATAAAGACATGGCTGAGCATAACACATTAACAGACCCTGACCTACACGAACCTAAGGGTGCAGCTGCGGCTAGTGCTGATGATGTGTATGTTGCTGATGGAGCAGGTTCAGGGTCCTTTAAACAGATTTACACACAAGGCTTTGAGGACTACAATGACCTCGCCACCACCTCTACTCCTATTGCATTGACCTTAGCTAACACAGCATACAACCTAACTAATGATGGTGCTGGTGCATTTACTAATACTACTTATAGACTCCCAGGATATAGTCCTATATGGGATGTGTCCACTAACGCCTTTGACTTCTCAGGTGCTGGTCTAGTATTAGGTGACACAGTTGATATCAGGTTTGACCTAGACATTGTTAACTCAGGTGCTAACGGAGCTTACGACCTACAGATTGATTTAGCTATTGGTTCAGGAAGCCCCTACACCCTAGAGATAGATGAACACCTATACAAGAGTGCTGGTACACACAAGGAGGTTGTTCTCTTCAGTATTTACATGGGCGATAATAACACCTTAAACTACCCAGCCAAACCCACAATGAAAAGTGATAGCACAGGTGATACAGTTATCGTTAATGGTTGGTATGTAAGAACACTCCCACGTAACCCTGTCCTAGTTTAAGAGGTAGACTATGAAACAAACATTACTTCAGATTGTTCAGGGTATCCTAAGTGATACAGATGGTGAAGAAGTGAACTCCATTGGAGACAGTGTTGAGTCCCTTCAAGTTGTATCTGTAGTCCACTCGGTATTCGATAATATTGTAGTTTCTAAACTTATACCTGAACACAAAGAACTCCTTAAGTTAACTGCTCTATCTGATACTGATACTCCTACCCACTTCCAGTACCCTGACAACGTAAAGGAAGTAGAGCTTATTGAGTATGATACATCAGATGATGGTACCTTCAAGTACAAAGAGATTGAGTACCTTGAGCCTCTAGTGTTCCTAGATAAGTATAATGGTGTTGAGTCTGACTACGATAACGTCAAGGACATCTCAGGCCTAACTAATCTACGTATCCGTAATGACAAGATGCCTGAGTACTACACATCCTTTGATGACCTACATATTGTCATGGACTCATATGACTCAACAGTAGACACTACGCTACAGGAGAGTAAGACTAGGGCTTATGGCACTAAGTTACCTACCTTCACAGAAGATGATACGTATACTCCTGATCTTGATGCTCATATGTTCCCTTACCTTATCAGTGAAGCTAAGTCAACATACCAGTCACTCTTCAAATCAGGTTCAGACCCTAAGATAGAACAGACAGCACGTAGGTTGAAAGTATCCCTACAGAATGACAGATACAGAACTAAGAAGGAGATTACTTGGAATGCCTACGGCAGACGTTAAGATTGAAGAGGACATGGAGAATCAAATAGTTAAACTATTCTCCCCTAAGACTAAGGATGCCCTACTAGTTAGAAAGACTACTGGCTCCCTACCATTCTTTGAGGTCGTATGGCCTAATGATAAGAGACCAGTAGAAGGTACCTTCACCTCACAGAGTAGAGCCTTAGAAGCTGCACTACATTTCCTCTCCCACATGAAGGTAACTAGGACTGTAGAGAGAGACAACAAGACTAAAGCTAGAGAACAACGTAAGGCTGATAAACAGAATGCCACAGAGTCTACAAGCTAAAGCTATTACAACCTTCACTGGTGGTCTTATAACTGAGGCTAGTGAACTTACATTCCCTGAGGGTGCCTCTACTGATGAGCTTAACTGTTCCTTGGAGAGAGCTGGTAACCGTAGACGTAGGTTAGGTCTCCACTATGAGGAAGCTAATGAACTGTCATCTAATACTGTAGACCACACAACTAAGGTATACGAGACCTCATGGGCTAACGTAGCTAACCAGTCTGACCTAGAGTACCTCGTAGTACAAGTAGGGACTGACTTATACTTCTACACTAAAGCTTCCTCTCCTCTGTCTTCAGGTACTGTTGATACTACTTATGTATCTGGTGTTCCCTATACTGTAGACCTAACAACATACAAACCATCTACTGTATCTGACTCTGACATAGGACGTATTCAAGTATCCTCTATCAAGGGTGCAGCAGTTATTGTAGCTGAGGGTATTAATCCCTTCTACATTGAGCAGGACATCACTACTGGTGCCTTCACTGAGACTACCATTGACTTCAGGGTGAGAGACTTCGAGTTCCTAGGGGACAAAGAGGACAGCCTAGAAGAAGTAGCTTCAGGTTCAGTATCAACTGAGAGAAAGTACGACACAGCTAACACTGGTTGGTCAGGTACTAAAGGTGCAGCTGCACTCTCCACTTACATATCAGCTAACACAGCCTACCCTCCGTTAACACATACTTGGTACTCAGGTAAGGACTCTAACGGTAACTTCAGTGAGTCTGAATGGCAGAAGGTGTACTCAGGTACATCTCTTATTGTTGGTGGGCACTACATCCTAGGTATCTTCGATGGTGATAGAGCTACAGCTTCAGGTATAGCTGGTGTCACAGGTTACTCCACAGATAAGAGGTTCACAACTAACGAGACATTCTTTGGTAGGGTATTCTACTCAGGTCTATCATCTGATAGGGATGGTGGTAAGGTTTACTTCACTAGTATCCTTGAGTCTTTAGGTGATCTAGGTGACTGCTACCAACAGAATGACCCTACAGCTGAGGACTTCTCTGATCTACTAGATACTGATGGTGGGTTTATATCCATCCCTGAGGCACATAACATTAGGGAACTACAGACCTTCGGTTCATCCCTCCTAGTCTTTGCTGACAATGGTGTATGGGCTATATCTGGTGTTGATGGTGTCTTCAGAGCTACTGAGTTCTCAGTTACCAAGACTACTACTGAAGGACTACATAGTGTAGGCTCTCTAGTTGATGTAGAGGGTACACCTATCTGGTGGTCAGCCTCAGGTATTCAGACTATGGTAGCTGATCAGGTATCAGGTAGGCCACAGGTACAGGACCTCTCAACTACTACTATACAAACCTTCTGGAATGATATAGGTGGCAGTGCTAGGAACAGTGTCAAGGGTCTATACGATTCAGTTGAGAAGAAGGTGTTCTGGATATACCCTTCCCTATCTGAAACTAAGGATAACAAGTACAATAGAGTTCTAATCCTTGACTTAACCTTAAGGGCGTTCATACCTTGGGCTGTAGTTGACAAGGACGTAGCTGAGCCTGAGTACATCTTAGGTATGTCGTACTTCTCAGGTGTTGGTTCAGTCAGGTCAGACATTGGTGTAACAGTTGATGGTGTGCAGGTAACAGCTAGTGGTGTTGATGTAACAGTTAAAGGTTACCTTGATGCTACTGGACAAGACAGTTCAATTAAGTTCTTGGTTAGAGATGGTGCAGCTGGTGCCCTTACCTTTGCTGAGTTCTCAGGTACTGACTTCCTTGACTGGGAATCTGAGGACTACTCCTCCTACGCTGAGGCTGGGTATGACTTCCTTGGTGACATGACACTCAAGAAGACTGCACCTTACGTTACAACGTACATGAGGACCACTGAGACAGGGTATACAGGGGATGAGACTAACGGGTATGACCTTGTTAGACCTAGCTCATGTAAGCTCTCAGTCTACTGGGACTTCAAGGATACACCAAGTACTACAGCACAACAGATATACAGACTTAAGAGCCTACCTATCGTTGACCCTAATGATCTTACTACCTTCGACTACCCTACTACTGTAGTCACTACAAGGAATAAAGTTAGAGGTAGGGGTAGAAGTATGAGACTTAAGTTCGAGAGTGAGACAGGTAAGGACTTTAACCTACTAGGGTGGGAAGTCATTGGGGCTAGGAATACTACATTATGAGTACCATAAGAGAAGCTGTTGACACAGACCTAGTAGATATTCTAGTAATGGCTAAGGGTTTCACTAAGGAAGCTAACAAAAGTGGTTACAAGATTACTTGGTCACAGGATAAAGTTTCTCAGTTAGTCTTATCAGCTATAGATAGAGAAGACCTATGTATGTTTGTATCTAAGGACGACACTGACGAGACAACAGGGTTTATCATTGGGGCAGCTACCGAGATACTCTTCTCTAATGACGTAATAGGTAGTGAGATATTCTGGTGGGTAGACGAGAACGTAAGAGGTAAGAGAGTAGCCCTTAAACTCTTCAAGACATACGAGGACTGGGCAGTGAGTAAAGGGGCTACAGCATTAACAGCATCGGACCTACAGGGTATCGCTAACCTAGCTCCTATCTACAAAGCACTAGGGTACACACCCTCAGAAGTTACATATCGAAAGGATATACAGTAATGGCTATCACAACAATTGCAGCTATTGGATTAGCTATTGGTGCAGTAGGTACTGTAGCATCCATCTCAGCACAGAACAAAGCAGCAGCAGCTAGTAGACAGCAACAGACTGTACAAGCTAGAGCATCACGTAGGCAAGCTATCCGGCAGGGTATGCAAGCTAGAGCACAGGCATTAGCATCAGCACAGGCTCAAGGGTCAGCTGGTTCTAGTGGTGCCATTGGTGGTATTGGTGCTCTCAGTTCACAACTAGGCTCCTCTATAGGTACACAAGGACAGCTCAGTGCTCTCTCTGGTATCATCTCTACTCAACAAGCTAGGGCTTCTACCTTCGGGTCTATCGCTAACCTAGGGTTCACAGCTGCACAAGCCTTTGGTGGTATAAAACTAGGGGGTCAAGATACTAGTGGCCCTACAGTACCTGACTTCACTGTACCTTTCGGACAAGGATAAACTTTAATGCCTAATGAGTTCCCAGTCAATTCACTACCAGCTGTAGAACCTCTAGATGGTCCTGCTACTCTTCCTTTGTTAGAGGACCCAGCAAGCTTACGTGTACGTAATAGAGCAGTATCCTTAGCTGGTGTGATAGGTACTGAGCCACTGAAGGTTCAACAGGACGTAGGTACAGGCAACAACTCAGCCTCTAATGAAGCACGTACTCAAGCTCTACAAGGTTCAGTAGAAGGTAACCAACAGATTGTTGATGATGTTATCTCTACTCAAGGGACCTTAGAGGAAGCTCAGGCAGGTCTTAGAGGAGCTGAAGAGAAGAGACTTATGTACTCCTCAGCTAGTGACTTCTTTACTGAAGAGGCTTTAACATTAGGTAATCCTAACTACTCCCCTAGTGCTGCACGTTCAGCTAAGAACCTAGCTATAGCAGAGGAAATCTTTAGGGAGAGGCTATCAGGTATATCCGATGAGACAGGTTTCTTTGGTTATGCTGGAGACTTCATCGATAGGTACTTCCTTAGAGCTATTCCTGTTGGTGCCATTGAGGACCTAACTAAACGTAGTGAGCGTAAAGGTAGAGAACTACTTGATGCAGCTACCACTATGGATGCTGATGAGTATAGAGCTTTCATTAATGCCTATGCTGATGAGTTAAGTGAAGAAGGTTTCCTTACTAACGATAACTTCTTTGCTTTGTCTGATGGTTTCAATGAGGCTACTAACGCTGGTTATGACCCTATGTCAGGTATCAACCAAGCTCTAGGTGCTCTTGACCTACTAGCCTTAGGTAAACTGGTAGGTTCAGCTGGTAAACTAGGTGTAGTTGGACTAACTGGCTTAGGTAAATCAGAGACTACAATCACTAAGGCTGCTAGTATTGCTGGTAGAGAGATAGCTACTGATGTTGCTGAGAATACCTTAGAGGCTTCAGCCAAGATTGATGGTGAACTCCTAGCTAACATGTCAGTTGAAGCCCTAGATACTGGTAGTGCCACACAGAGGGCCTTGCCTTCACGTCTAACACAGATAGTTGAGAACAATAAGCTAGTCAAAGGTGTAAGTGAACTCAACGAGTCAGGTACATTTGGTCGTGTAGCCACTAGGACACAAGTTAATGACCTTGTAGTTGACTCAGTACAGGCTTATACTGTACGTACAGCACGTAACACAACTGAGTACAGGGTGGTAGAGGATACTTTAGGTAACCCTATCCTTGAGATGAAGTTTGGTAAGAAAGATGGCACCCCCTTTACAGCTAAGAACCCTAATGTAGCTCAGGCTAATGCACAGAAGTTCGCTAATAAAGTAGAAGGTGCCGAGGTTATACCTGTTGACCCCGAAGATTTAACTAAAGGGTTTGAAGTACAGCTCCAACAGAGGTTAGACTTAACTGGTCTTAGTGATGAGATTGATCTACATGCTACTGAGTATGGCTTCATGAGAGAGACACTCGCTAAGGTACTAGGTTCTAACCCTACACTAGATGATACACACCTAACAGCCCTAGCTCAGATGGGTGAAGCTGGTACAGCAGCCATTAAGCAGGTATCTAAACCTTTCCTTGATGCACTCAATAAGATTAACCTAGACTCCAAGAAGACTGTAGCTGCTGTCTATAAAGAACTACGTGATGGTAGTGACTCCTTCATTCGTGATGGGTACACTGAGGGTGAGTTCAGGAATCTATTTAAATCTCTACACCCTAATGGTCTAGATGCTACAGATAAGGACGTACAAGCTTATCAGGCCCTAGTGTCCTTAGAGGATGGTGCTTGGATTATGAAGGCTAACCAAATCCTTAACCAGTATGTAGCTAAAGACTTCTGGTCCTTGGATGTAGGTGGTTCCTTCCGTCTAGTTGGTAAGAAGTTTGAGGGTAATCTACCTAAAGATGCTAAAGTGTTTGATACTACATCAGGTGCTGTCATCCTAGGTGAGGACTTAGATAACTTCAAGAGCTTATGGAGACTAGATAAACCAACTAACAACGGGGCTGAGTACCTTGTTGACCCTAAAGGTGTTAAGATACTAGAACATTCTGATGTTATGGGGTATAACGCTGGTGGTGTACGTATGAACCCTAAGGCTAACTACTTCGTTACTCTTCTGGGTGACCGTACTAAGGCTATCATGACCACCTTTGCTGAGTCTGAGGCTATACTGGCAGCTAAACAACTAGGTAACATCGCTAAGAAGATAGATGAACTAGGCGGGGACCTGAGAGTTCTCTCTAAGTCAGATGAACTAGACGATGTAATCAGATTAAACAACGACTGGGACCCCTCTATTGCTTCAGCCTCTGATCTAGCTAAGCTTATGGATGGTAAGGGATGGGACTTGTCTCGTGGTATAGCCTATAAACCTCGTAATGCTAGAGTTATCCCTGAGGATGCTGAGGCTATGGAGGCACTTCATGGTTCATCTTGGGATGACTTCGTTAGGGCTGACATGAGACGCTCTAATGATACACTCATGGAGTATGGTGGAGGCGAGACATACAACGTAGACCCAGTTAATGCTATACTTGACCAGTTCCAATCAGCTTCACATGGCTATGCTATGAGGGCATACACGTACAACTCCATGGTGTCGTGGGTTAAGAGGGCACAACAGAAAGGTAGTGGTGTAACCTTCGATCCTAACATAGGACATACCGACTATCAGAGGTTATACCAGTCTATCACTCAGGGTGACATAGGAAGTAACGCTACAGCACGTAAACTAGCCACTATGAAGGGTATCATTGATCGTAGATTGAACGTACAAACCCCACTAGAGAAGAGTTTTGCTAGGTTTGGACAAGGTGCGTCAGAGTACATCTTCGAGAAGTCAGGTGTTAAACTAAAACCTACTGATCCTTCTAGTAGACTACTATCTATTGGTTTTGGTAGTGCCTTTGGGTTCTTCAATGTGTCCCAGTTTGTGATGCAAGGCTTTCATGTGTCTAACATTATGGCTATTGCCCCTAAGTTTGGCTCTATGGGTACAGGTATAGCAATCCCTATGCGACAAATCCTCCATGCTCCTGACTTAGCGTCTGAAACCTTAGGTATTCAACGTTTAGCTAAGTTTATGGGTAAGGAGGAGACAGAGATTAAGGAACTAGTGGACTACATTAAGACATCTGGCCGTGATATGGTAGATGGAGACGCTATTGAGAAGGGTACAGGCGTAGGTTACGGGGTATCTGGTTGGGGTGGTGAGTCGTTCCTACCTGATAAAGCTCAGAAGGCTGTATTCTCTACTACTAAGGGCCTATCTAAGTTCTATGAGGCTGGTCTTACACCATTTAAAGCTGGTGAGCGTATGTCTCGTATATCTGGCATCAATACAGCGTTCTTTGAGTTCAAAGCTAAGTTCCCTAATGTCTCAGCTATGTCTGATGAAGGTAGAGCTTGGATTACTAGACGTGAACAGACACTAACATTCAATATGACTACAGGTTCTAGACCTATGTTGCAGTCAGGTGTCATGAAGGTACCTACACAGTGGTTGTCCTACTCCTTTAGGGCTGCTGAGAGTGTAGTTATTGGACGTGACCTATCAGTTGCTGAGAGAGCTAGACTAGCTGCTGTCCTTATGCCCTTCTACGGTCTAAGTGGTTTTGGTTTAGCTTCAGCTGCTGACTATGTAGGTGAGAAGTTAGGTGTAGCCCCTGACAGTAACATGTACATTGGCCTTAAGTATGGTTTCTTGGACTACTTGATTGCTCAGGTAACACCAGTTGAGACAGGCTTAGCTACACGTCTAGCTCCATTCGATGCCTTCGTAGATATCTATAAGAAGATCAATGAGGGGGATGTAGCTACGGCTGTAGGTGGTCCATCAGGTGAGATTGCTACTGGTATCACTGAAGTCTTCATGGACTCCGTTAGTGATCTCTTCCATGGACGTACAGTATCAGCTACTGAGGACCTAATCAAACTACTAAGACAACCATCAGGTATTGATAACGTATTCAAGGCTTATGGTGTAATGAACAATGGTGTGTATAGGTCTAAGACAGGCGCTACTTTACCCACTGACCTTAAAACATCTGATGCTGTCATCCTATTGATGGGTTTCTCTCCTCTTGAGCTTACTGAGTTCTATCAGAGACGTGGTGAAGCCTATACTGACTCACGTAAACTTAATACCTTCCGTAAGGAGATGGATAGGGATATGAACATCGCTATGCGACTAGTCTCTGAGGGTGGTACTGATAGAGATAGAGGTATGCAGATGATAGAGGAGATGCACGCTAAGATTGCTACATCAGGCTTCTCTCCACAACAGATGTTCTCCCTACGTAAGGGACTACAACGTGGGAACAACAATGAACTACTAAGATTAATGCAAGGAGCAATCCGAGAGGATAACTACTACGGTGCTCAAGCACTTCAATCCATCATCGGAGGTAAGTAAGAACTATGGCTACACTAAACCCTGTAATCAACCCTAATATCCAACATGAGACACCAGTTGTTAACCAGTCTGGTAGTACTCTATTCCAAGGACTAACCTCAGCACTAGGTACAATCAACACAGCTAAACCTAAAGCACCCTCAGCTGCTGAAGTAGACGTATCCCTTAACACAGGGCTTATACGTGGCTTAGAGACTGCTCAGGGCCTTAGAGACCAAGGTAGAGAGAGGGAAGCCCTTAACATGGAGCGTAGGGTTACTACTAACTTTGCTGTAGCTGGTGGTGACTTAGGTAGTAACGATACTAAAGCTCTGATTGAGACATACACAGGTAAACCAGTAGACTTTGTTGGGTTCTCAGCTGAGGAGGTAGCCCTTAATACAGCTATGCAGACTCCTGAGTTCCAGAACTACTTCATTGGCTCCTTCTCTGATCCTTCTATGTCGACTGCTACTGAAGAAGAACGTGTAGCCTATGCTGTTAACCGTATCTCCAGAGCACAAGGTAATGCACTGCTCATTGAGGAAGCACAGCAGAAGTGGACTAACCAGAGTGAAGGTGCGTATAACTCAGTTATCTCTGACTTCATTGACACTAACATTGGTGCCTTGGTTATTGCTGATCAACAGGGCCAGACCCTATCACTAGAAGGCATACAGGAGAACAGGGCACAGTGGGAACTAACTAAATCTACTGTGCTACGTAGACCACCTAATGTATCTACTGATCAATGGAACTCCATTAAAAGTCAGATTGATACTATTGACTCAACACTGCAATACCTAGAAACTATGGCTGGTAATGAGAACGTATCTTCACGTTTAGCTGACAACATGGTACGAGCTATCCAAGATGTAGCTAAGTCTGAAGGTAGGGGACTTAATGCTGGCGAGAACATTGTACTTCAGATGGTCCTAAGGCATGACACACAGTCTCTCTTAGCCCTTAGTGAACAGGGTACAGTCTTTAATGAAGCTATCAAGGCTGCTGAAGGTTTAGCTAGTGTATCTGCTGCTCGTGTATCCCTAGGGTTCCAACAGGTAAGTGGAGTATCAGCTGACCCTAATGATCCTAATGCTGGTATAGCCCTAAGCAATGGGTGGGACCCTGAAGTCTTTGAGGGAGCTAAAGGTGGGGACCCTAGTGAGTCCTTAGCTAGAGCCTCAGGTCTTATGTCCCTTAATGTTGGCACTAAACCAGCTGTACTCTCTGATCCTACTTATCAGGAACAGTGGGGTGTAGCTATGTCCTCAGGGTTTGCTTCTCTATACCATGTAACTGACCAAGAGAACTGGGTTACTGAAGGTAAGTACAGAGAACTCCTATCTCCTGAGCTATTCGCTAACCTTGAAGCTATGAAGACAGTTAATCCTGTTCTTTATGAGGCTCTAAGAGGTAATGCTTTCACAGCTATAGACAAGAATAGGGCATCACTACTAGCTAATCTATCTCAACGTGAGAGTGGAGAAGTATTCCAGTATGATCCTACAACAAGTAAGTTCGTAGCTACACTAGATGGTGTCCTATCCTCTAACCTTATAGCTAGTAACATTAAGAGTGCACTAGTTACCTTAGTTAATGAGAGTTATGGTGGTGATGTGAATGCTGCCTTTGATGATGCTTCCTTTAACCTCACACCTCTAGCTGGTACTGACATTACGTTAGGTAAGATCAAGGAGATATTCCAACCTTCAGATACTGTAGTTAAACAGGTAGCAGCCCTAAGGTTCTTGAATGAACAGGCTCAACGTGTAGCTCCTCAACCAGTAAGTGATGGTGGTACTGTAGCTGATGACACTAACACAGCTCTAGGTGTTTCTGCTTCTCCTATGATATCCTTATTAGATGAAGTAGAAGGAGGTGGAGACTACAATGCACTGTTTGGTTTCTCTAACAGAGATGGTGGACAGTTCTCAGGTACAAGTATTACCGAGATGACCCTAGGTGAGTTAGCTGAGTTTACTAAAGGCACTGGTCAGTATGGTCAGTGGGTTAAAGGACAGGTAGGACGTGTAGCAACACCACTAGGTAGATATCAATTCGTGGGTTCCACTCTACGTGAGGTAGCTAAGAAGATGGGCTTACCTGACAGTACCGTGTTCTCTCCTCAGGTACAGGACTCTATCTTTGGGTTCCACATGCAAGACATCCTGAGTAGACAAAACACAATAGAGGGTAAGATGAGAGTAGCTAGAAGTACATGGGAAGGGTTTAAGCATGTTCCTGATGCTTCTCTAGTTAGGGCCATTGAGTCCTTTGAGAGGGGTACTCCTATCACATCTGAAACTCTGCAAGGTATGGAGACACCACCTAAGAGAGACGACTTCAATATCAACACACAAGCATCTATAGCTAAGAACCCTGAAGGTATGACTACACCAGTACAGAGAGTACCTAACATTGAGGCTCTCATAGAGGGTGGAGCTAAGTCCTTTGAGAGTGAAGAAGAACTCAGTGAAGCTATCTCTAAAGGTGAGGTAGAAGATGGTGAACTAGTTATTGTAGCTGGTCGTAGGCGCATAGCGGAGAAAGGTTAGTCATGTCAAATAGAGTAGAGTATGAACATTATAACGACTTCCCTGAGGAAGAGTGGAGGTGGCCTAACTTCTCACCCAGTGAGTTACAGAGTAAAAGTGACCATAAGCTGATGGTTGACTACAATTCATTAGACAAACTACAGGCTCTACGAAATATCTTAGGTAAGCCTATGCGTATCACCTCCTCCTATAGGTCACTAGATCATAACAGGAAGGTTGGTGGAGCCAAGAACTCTATGCACCTACAGGCTAGGGCCTTTGATATACAAGTGGCAGGACATGACTTGCCTGAGTTTATAGTACAAGCTAAACGTGTAGGTTTCACAGGGTTTGGTTACTACGAAAGAAGTGGGTTCATCCATATAGATACGGGTAGACCAAGAACTTGGGGCAACCGCTGGTTCTAATACAATGAAGTACCTACTAATCCCTCTTATTATCCTAGCTATATGCTTAATTAGGCTCCTACTTAAAGCCTTGAGTGTAATGATTAAGATAGCTGGAGCTAAAGAAAACCTAAGGAAGGCTAAAGAAGATGTCCGAAGAAGAGATACACGACCTAGACATTAGGTTAACTAAAGTAGAAGAGAGACTACGTACCATGGCGAGTGACTTAGCTGGTATACTCTCAGGTATCAACAAACTATTATGGTTAATTGGGGGAGGTTTCCTCTCTATTGGGGTAGCCTTAACTATACAGTTTATTGTGACACATTCATAATGGATATGTCTAATAAGACAGGTAAGAGGTGTTGCCACTGTAAGGTGACAAAAGACTTGGACTCGTTCCACCGCAATAGACGTATGGTTGATGGTTTAACTAGGGAATGTAAAACCTGTGTTAAAGAGTACAACGCCAGACACTACAAGAGAACACGCAAGACTAGGTTACAGTGGCAGAAAGAGTACAGGGAGCGTAACCTAGAGTACCGTAAAGAGTACGATAGGATGCAAAGCAAGAGACACTATCAAGAAAACAAAGAGAAGTATTACGAAAAGACAGCCACTAGAAGAGCCTCTAAGCTAGAAAGAACTCCTTCTTGGTTGACTGAAGATCATAAAGAAGATATCCGAGACCTGTACAAATTAGCTAGGAAACTGGAAAAACTTTGTGGTGCCAAATACCATGTAGACCATATTGTACCACTCCAAGGTAAAGACGTCTCAGGTTTACATGTACCTTGGAACCTACAACTACTAGAGGCGTCTATGAATCTGAGTAAGGGTAACAAGTATGGCGATTGACTTAAAGGCCAAGAGTGGTAAGAGGGAACTAGCTTTTATCTTCTCAAGTATACTAGTCTACTCAATATACAAAGATAACGTAGCTATGGTGGAGGTCATCGTATGGCCTATTATGTCCTTCATAGCAGCATCAGCAGGACTACATATTTATGGTGAATCAAATAAGAGTACTAGGGTTACTTCTACTACTGACAGTGACAGCTTGCAGTCCCCTTGATGTCTTGGGTACAGTAGCTAATGTAGCTGGTGGGGGTGGACCTGATGTGTCTGTCCCTATTGATGCTCAGATAGGTAGAGAGAACACTAAGCAAGCTGTAATAGGTGATCAAGTAGGAGGTAATCAGACTAACTCTAAGGTAGATGTAGAAGAAGCTAAGGAAGTCACTATTAATGAGTCCCCTAGCTTCTGGTTTATGTTACTGTTTGCTTTAGGTTGGTTACTACCATCCCCTAGGGAGATAGCTTCATGGGTCCTTAGTCTATTCGGAGTCAAGAGGTAACTTATAGGTTAGACCAGCCTTCTTCCTCTCCCTCTGGTACCTCTCAGGTGTATATCTACCTAGTGTCTGGTGGTTGTAAGGGCCTAACTTATGTTCCTCCATGCAGTACCTACACCACCTGTACCTGTAGTCAGTCTTAGGGTTAGTGTAGGTCTTATATGTCTTACAGTTCTGACAGGTGAGTACTACATCAGGATCATTAAGGTATACTGACCAGTCCTTGCTAGAGCTACGCTCATTACTCACCTTCCATCTCTTTGATTAGCCTGTTCAAATACCAGACCTGTTTCTTTAGGTCTTCAATAGGTTTACCCTTGTAACGATAGCGGTGGCCATATTTCTTAGCGCACCCCTCTAAGTACCCTAAGAACATTACGTGGTCCATGTTCGCTTTCATATAATCAATAGCTTCAATACCTCCGGCTGTATAGTGCGGGGGTTTTTCTATGAGGTCTTCCTTAACCCCTCTCATGTCTTCATAATGTGAACTCATTTACTACTACCTCTCTGTAATCTATCTGAGTCTAGCCAGATAAGCTTATTGATGTCACCTCTAGTAATGCCAATGTCGTCTAGTTCCCTGTTAGATAGGGCGTTAAGTTGTTTAATTACACTACGGTGCTCACGCCATGTAGCTAGAAAGTTCCAGTATCTTCGTAGTATGTTCATCGTGTTAGTTCCTTCCATGAATACTTGTATAGTGGTTGAATGATCTCTTGTATCTGTTGTGCTACCTCTTGTACTTCTTTCTGTGCGTGAGGATCAGACCTCTGGTTGTACATATTAGCCCACCCCATTAGACTACCAGTCATGAAGAACTCGGTATACATAGACTGAGGCAGCACCATACGTGCTTGTTCAGGGCATACTCCTAACTCTAGGAGTTCCTCGTAGTTCCCTTGTTGGTACCCAAACTGTTGCCAGAGTGTAGTGGGCACTTCAACCTCTTCATCACTACTCCCTTGCTTCACGTTGTCAGCAGCTTTACGCCACACCTCAGGTACATAGAACTCAGGTTCATCAGTGACGTACCTACGGCTAACCTCATTAACAACAAACCCTACCTGATGTTTATGTATCTGTCTAGCTACAAACAAAGGTACCTTCATGTGTAAGGTTACTTGGCAATGTCCAAAGGGTGTCCAATGTGAAGGCATCTTCTTGATGTGGTTTAGGAGGTCTGTAAGTGTGTCTTCGTCCTCTTTTAAGTTACCACCACCTCCACCCTCCTGATAGAGTACTGTTTCCCCTATAGTATGACCAGCCTCTTGCACCTCAACAAATACTTTATCCCAATCCCCACTCGTACAACCACGAGCAAGGAAAGCGATTAACGATTGGTCAGGCTTTGAGAGAATGCCAGTTCTCTCTTCTGGGTACCCCCAGCCGTTTTCAACATACTCTTTAACCATTTCCTCACGTTGTACCCACTTACTACGTTTACCAAAGGACACTCTAGCCATGTTGACTACCTTCAAGTCATCTCCACAGTGGTCTTCATAAGTCACAATCATTCACATGTCCTCCGTCCAGTTTGTAGGTCCACATAACAGGCTGCACCTTCAACCTCATCATGGTTCTCTTCTACCTCTTCTTCCTCTACTACATCCTCAGCTGCACTAGCAGTCAAGATACCGTACCTCTTACCAGCCGCCCTGAAGGTAGTACATCCACTAGCACCTCCTTCATAGGCTCTCATGTATACCTCCTTGAATTGCTCCCATGTCACATCATCGCCTACGTTACACGTCTTACTACAAGCACTGTCCACATACTTACTTGCTGTAGTCAATACATCCACATGATCAAAGACTGATAGCTCATTGGCTGTAACACCCTTGACACCGTACTCTCTGTACCCGTAGTCAGTAACCCGCTCAGTACGAGGACCCTCAAAGGTTTGTATTAGTCTGTCGTATGAGTGAGAGAAGACTGGTTCTATACCACTGGAGATGTTATCAGCAGATAGGCTAATAGTACCAGTAGGGGCAATGCTAAGAAGATGTGAGTTACGTATCCCATGTGTCTTAATGTCCTCTCTAATGTCCTCAGGTAAGCTCATAGCGAACTCACTGTTAAGGTACTCCTCATGGTACAAGGGGAAGGCACCCTTAGTCATAGCCAGTTCAATAGAGGACCTATAGGCTGTATCTCTAAGGATAGTCATGACCTCAGTAGTGAAGGCAAGGAACCCAGTACTACCATACTTAAACCCTAAGGCTTCACCAGCGTTAGCTAACCCAGTGATACCTAGGCCCATACGTCTCTTGTCTTTAGCTTCCTTCTCCTGTTGTGGTAGGGGGTAGATAGCACGATCAACTACATTATCCATAGCTCTAACTACTGGCCCTATGTCTTCCTTTAAGGCTTGATAGTCAAAGAACCTAACAGCTTTATCTGGATACTCCCTTTCAGCTGACCAAGGTTTGTTGCCTTGAGTATACACATACTTAGTAAGATTAAAGGACCCAAGCAGACAGGCACCATAAGGTGGCAGTGGTTGTTCTCCACATGGGTTAGTAGCAGCTATCTCCTCACAATAATGTAGATTATTCTTATCATTCATACGATCAATGAACAAAATTCCTGGTTCTGCCCAGTCCCAAGTACTCCGAAGTATCTCATTCCATAGGGCTGTAGCACTAACTGTCTTATATACACGACCCTCAAAGACTAGATCAAAGTCAGTGTCCTCCTTCACTGCCTCCATGAACTCATCTGTCACACCAACACTAAGGTTGAACTGAGTAAGAGTATCACTGTTGTTCTTTACTCTAATGAACTCCTCAATATCTGGGTGGTCAACTCTAAGTACACCCATCTGAGCACCCCTACGGTGGCCAGCACTAGCAACAGTCTTACAGGTAGCGTCGAAGATTTCCATGAAAGATAGAGGACCGCTAGAGCGGCTGTCAAGACTACGTATAAGAGCGCCACGAGGACGTAGTGTACTAAAGTCATAACCTATTCCTCCTCCTAGTTGCATTGTCTTAGCTGCTTCCTTAGCTGCATCCATAATGCCATCCATACTGTCATCTAGTGTGTTAGAGACGAAGCAGTTGTATGGTGTGGTCTGTCTAGCTGCACCCATAGAGGACTGTACTCGTCCAGCTGGGAGGAACCTCTGATCTAATAGGATATCTCTGAAGGTGTTGTAGTGTTCATCAGTATCCTTAAGGGCATCAGCTACCCTAGTCATAGCTTCTTTAAAGGACTCACCCTTACCACGATACTTCATGGCATGTATCTCTTTACTGATACCTAGTGTTGGTCCGTATTCCTTAGGTTCACTCATCGATTATCTCCATTCCCTTTAAGGACACCACGTTTCCTACGTGACTCTAGTTTCTCTATGTTCCTATCAGCTACCTCGCTAAGGTCATACCCTAAGTCATTAGCTAGGTTAGCTACATACCATAGGACATCCCCTAGTTCCTTTACTGTAGCTTCATGGTCTAGTACACCATCGCCACGTAACATCTTCTTAACCTTCTCAGCTATCTCTCCTGACTCACCAACTAACCCTAAGGTAGGGTAGATGATAGAGTGTTGCTTAGGGTAGATAGCAAAGCTAGTAGCCTTCCGTTGGTATTCATTTAACATCTTTCAGTACCTCAGATAACAGTTTCATTATAGTCTCATTAGCTTTACGTAGGTCAGCCAACTCCTGTCTCATCTCCTTATACCACTTCTCATAATTCTCTACCTTAGGTATAGAAGCTGTGAGTGTATCAGAGTTATACGTAGGAGGCCATAGAGTATTGTTTGCCAACCCATCACCTGAGGTTAGTTCACCTAATGTAGTAGGAGGGTTGATCCTGTGTTCTACCATTGCCCTCTTCATTGCTTCCCTCTCTTCCATGACATCACGTAGTTGTCTCTCGTACGTATCCATTCCCTTGCTCGTCGCAGTATCAACCATCGTCTCCTCCTTCCCTGTCCCACTCATCCAAATCTCCTTCGGGTATATCGACATAAAAGTAATCCTCTAAGCACAGTAGTCCTCTACGTACTAGTAAAGCTACAACAGCGTACTCCTCTATATCATTCTGTTCTAGGAGCATGTCTAACCCATAAGAGTTAAGGACTATATTGATACGTTGTTCTTGTAGTAAATCTTCTGT